TGAAAACAAATGCTACTGAAGCAACATCTAGTAAATGATTACCTGAATCACTTTCAATATTAAGTACTCCTGGAATCTCAACCTGCATCTTTTTAGGTTGTTTAACCAGCATGGTAGTGTCTATGCGACCACCCAGCTCTTCGCCCTTGGGGTATGCTTTGACCATTCTCCGTCCTTTTTATTTTGTTTTAAACTATTAGGTGGATGAGCATATTTACAAGCATATGCTAATGCATCTATAGTATCATCATGTCCCATTCTAGGACCAAAAGTTATAATCTCATGTTGCAAGTCATACATATCTTTCTTTAAATGCATTGACCCTATTGCAAATCTTTGAGCTAGGATTTCTTGAATCCTGTCTCTTTTTGACATTCTTGTTCCAGGCTTTTCAGCAACATACTTAACCGTGAAATCGTTCCGTCTACGCATCTCAGCATTAAGTGATTGGAAGATTGGCTTGGACATAGTAGTGTCCTCAACAACAAAAAGACTTGGGTGATATATTTGATTAAGGCTAAACATAAAATCAACAATCCCCTTCTTAGCTTCCCCTGGAATACCCAGTACAGGAAGTGACCTATTCCTTGTATAATGTAATATATATACATTGTTGTCAGGGTCAACACCAACGATAAGGAGTACACTAAAGTCACTATCCCTACGAACACTGTCAGTAGCGGGATCAACACCAGCGAAGACGTTAACAGGGATAAACCCCTTTTCCTTATCATCGATATAAGAGATACCACTTTCTTCATCATATTTATATTCTCCCTCCCAATACTTAATATGCTTTCTTGTAAAGATTGCATCCTCAGCACTCTGAACTTCCATCATGTATTCTTGATAGAACTTTTGAGGTTGCCCAGAATCTGTATAAAATTTCTTTTTTCTCTCCATCTCTTTATGGCCAAACCATCCAGCCCATAAAGGAGTGCCATTATCTTGAATAGCTTTATATGTTATTACTCTCCAACTGAAGTCTTCTTTGCCTTCTGCTCTGTATTTGTCATAGTTAACAAGTATGTTGTTAATAAACGAATCATAGTGAACGGGAGTACCATTAATACGTAACCTACCCGTACCAGGCTCAAGAGCGGGGAATACAACAGCCGTAACAAGGTTAGAGATTTTAGCCCTAGACTCAGGTGTAATGGTATTATTTTCATCTTCAAAATCATCCAACACGATAAGGTCGTATCTTTTATGAAGCTTAGCTCCCCCTCTAATACCTGACAAATTCGACTTGCTGATGAGTTTACAACCGTTCTTAAGTTCGATATCATCTTCTGTCCACTTCCTTCCCTTTAAATCCCCGAAATAGTATCTCACCCTATCATTATATTCCAAATGATATTTAATATAATCTAGATTAGGCACTGATATTTTAGAACTCGCTGCCACCCAACCATAAAACAAAGGTTCTGTACTAAAGCAAAAATCATGCATTATATTGCATTTAGTTAACACAGTTTTACCATGCCCCCGCGGCAGTATCACTGCTAGTTGTTTTACATCCATATCTGAAACAGCATCTGCTACTTCATAATGAAAGAAAGGAGTTTCACTCCTCATAAAATCATCTGGCAAAAACAATTTTCCAAAAGCTATTAAATCATTTTTCGCTAACTCTAACTCAGCTTCAACCTTAGAAACGTTTTGAGTATTAATATTGGCCATTAAAAAGTACTGTCAAAATCCACTATTGGATCGACAACTCTAGATAAATTAGCCTGAGTTTCTTCTGGTAATAAATTAATAAAACCTTTTAATGCAGCATAAGTCTTAGGACCCATAATACCATCAACTTTAATCTGATCATTAATGACTTGGGGAAATGTTGCTTGCATTAAATTCAATCCAGCCTGTATCTCCTTAACTTCTGACTCACTTAAATTAGAATTATTAACAGTACCAGTAAGCTCTTCCCCGAGAGCCTCATCCATAAAAGCATCTTCTGGGTTTACCATATTCCTATTGGACATTTTGCACCTTTCACTCTTACTTTGCCTTTCATATAACAGCCGCATTTAGTACATTGACTTTTAGCTGTTAAAAAAACACAATCTTTACAATGATCCCATCTACTGTTAGCTAAATCATCGTCAGCTGGACCATTTTTACTTACATCTACAACTGATTTTAAAAGCCCCAACCAATCATAGTTCTCAATGTCGCTTGCCATTTCTCTCCCTTATTATATTGCCCACGTCTCTCTGAGCCTCAGGGTACAAAGGATCATTACCCTTATTTTGAACATTCTTAATTTGCTTAAACGGGCTAAATAGTTTTTTGCGAGATCTTTTATTTCTCATTACGCTTTTTTACCCGGACCTGATTCACACTGTCCTGAATTAGGGTTCCATACCCCTCCTTGCGGACATAAGTTGTCCCATAAACCTTGATTGCTTGTAGCTGGACCAGGCTTTGGTCTTCTTTGGTCGTCAATAACTGGAGGGAATGGACTAGGCATTCTTCCAGTATTTCCTCCTGGTCTAGGGTTCATATTATTAGGTCTATTAACAGCACTTACATTATAATGATCAGTATTCCAATTCCATTGTCCTGGATCAGTATCTTGCCCAGAACCTAAACCTCCGATAGAATTGCTCCAATTTTGCCATGGAGATCCTGAACCTTGGCCTGCAAAATCATCTTGCATTCCTACTCCGCCAGTCTGATTATACTGGTCACCCCACATACCTTGACCTTCCCATTCATTACCCCATGTACCTCCTTGACTCCAAGGATTCACCGTTCCGCCTCCGCCAGGATTTTGTGGATTAGCAGGATTTAAAGGAGCTCCATAATTAGTATCCCAACTCAATTGTCCTGGGTCCGTATCCATTCCGCCTCCCCAGCCAGAACCTCCATAACCACCCCATTCAGAACCTGGAGTTGTTTGCCATGGATTCTGTCCACCTGTATTAGGATTAGTATTATAAGATGCTCCAGGATTTACCTGTGGCCTAGTATTTCTATTTGGCCAAGGAACTGGATTTGGATCTGGTTGTATAGGATTTACAGTCCCTCCACCTGAAGGTGCGCCTCCAGAATTGCCTTGTGGAGTTGGATTATCCCACATATTATTAGGATCCTGAGGACTCATATAATCACCCTGATTAGGAGGATTTTGTGTCATCCTCGAATTAAATTGTGGTCTAGGATTAAATATATCTCCTTTATCTCCGCCTGCTTTTTTAACAGCGCCAAAAGGATCAAATCTTCCTACGTTTCTTCTTGCCATGTTAACCTCTTTCTTTTAGCACCATGGTAAATCGCTTCCGAACCATTGACATGCTGTTTGATTTGCTGCATCAAAATCACCACCATACTGTTGAGCGGCTATTGATTCTAATACTCCGTATAATCCTCCCCAATTCATTCCTCCGCCACCAGATGTTCCGCCAACATCATTAGAAAATAGTGACTCCCAATTAATAGTACCTCCCTGATTGCCAGTCAAAGCTGCCATTGCTGCGGCTATACTATTAGCATCTGCTCCTTGTGAACTCATTACCCCACTCAACATCTCTTCCATCTCTATTGGATTTGAGTTAAACTGAGTTTGTACAAAATCTCCAAACCATCCTAAGTTCTCATTAGCAGCCTCAAAATTTGTAAAGTAATTTGTAAAGCTTTCATCAGTAATACCCCACCCTTCAGCATCGTCCATTGCATATTCATTGCAATAGTTATTATACCAAAAGCCGCCCATGTTACCACAGGTAACTACAGGGTTCTGTGAATATACCATATCTCCAGGACCAGGAGTATTCCAAGCTTGATTGAACATAGGATTATCAGGATCAATACCAATACTTAACCAAAAATCGTCGTCAAATCCCCACATACTTCCCCATTGTCCATATTGACCTGATTCAGTATCCATGCCTCCACCTATAAGGCTATTAGGGTTATCATCCTGCCCAGACCAATAATTTTGAGACTGTCCAGTGCCAACATAATTGCCTAGCTCTTGCTCATAGCCATACGAGCCTGTAGGGTTTCCTGTCGCATCAGCCATACTACTATCTCCATAACCCATTCCACCAGTGCCGTATCCACCTCCGAATTGACTTTCATCTGAGTACATAGGACCTCCTCCACCAGACCATTCACCACTAGGACTATAATCTTGATACTGCCACCACTGTCCAGTTCCGGAATTATCAAAACCCCATTCCCATTCATCCCAAGGGTTTACACTCGTAGGATCACTTGTTAAAGGGTCTCCTCCAGCTTGTCTAGTACCTAGCATATATTTGTTAGCCATAGGAGTACCTTTACTGGTAGATGAAGCAACTCCGAATTGCTGCTCTAATTCAGGCATACCCCCACTTAAAAAATCCATTACATCATCATTATTTGGCATCTTCTATTTCCTTTGGTCTTTCTGCAACCTCTAACATTTTCTCATCAAATCCCCCAAATGCTACGCCAGTTAGTTGAGTTACTGTTGTTTGATTCTTATCTTCTAAATCCATAATATCGGCTAATTTAAATAAAGCTCTTAGCTTAACATCTTCTTTTTCAGCTAATTCGGCAGTATCTTTAATGCCTTTTAATATATATGTTTCCGATATCCCTAAATTTTCTAATACCGGTTTTAGTTCTTCTTTCACTGCAGTTAACACCCTTTCGGTCTTAATAAGGCTAGCGGCCTTCTCGCTTGCATACCTAATATTCTTAGTAGGAAATGCTTTTAAATAAGCCTCCTCGGGATTTAACTTCTCTACAGAAAGGTAGTATATAAACATTTCTTCCTTTCTAGTAAGCTTTCTCCCTGCTTTAGGCTCCCTTGCTCCAGAAAAAGAATAAATATTCTCTCTCCTAGACGTATCCATCTTAACAGTCTTAGATACAGGGAAAGTACCTGTACATGTACCTACATACTCCCTAATTCTATTCTTGCCCTTAGCTTTAAGCATGCTACCTCTACGCAATATTTGTATAACACACTCATCATCAGCCATAACCCATTCACCTACTTGACCAATACGCCAATCTGATAATACTGATACATCAGATGGCATCTCATCGTCCGGTTCATAGATTTTATGATCAATACCATTGACCTTATAAACCCTCACTACTCTCCCTCTTTATACACCACTTTCTGATACATAAAATCCACAGAATCAGTTTCCTCTCCATGGATTTCCGTACCGTCTGGTACATTTAGAGCCTCAGCGACAGGCCCTGTAACTTTATGCCGCTCCCCAACTGGGTGGATATGACCACTAAGCGGTCACCTATGCATCCCCGGTGGTAACGCTTCGCTTTCTTTTTGGCTTTTTTTTGCCTGTTGTTTTTTTGGCATCTAATTTATCTACTCTTTCTTGTATCTGTAACAACTTAAGTCCTAGTGCTACATACTTATGCTCAAGTTCTTCCTTGAGCTCTTCTAACTTCTTATTTAAAGTCCAACCATCTAAACTTGCCATATATCTCCCTGCAATTTGCGCGAGCGAAGCGAGTAAGAAAATCGCGAAGCGATTTATGATTCGCCTATTATATTAGTGTCTATATCCCAATACTCTTCATCAACTTCTACATCCTCTG